GTGTTAATTATGATGACATACTTACTGAAGAAGTAATTCCTACTCAGTCAAAAAAGACTTTAGCTGAAAAAACCAAAGAGTTTATTGACTCCTGTAAAACAAAAGAAGAGTTAAAGGCCTGGGAATTGATGAGTAAAAGTAATCCGGAATTACTAATGCACTACAATAATAAAATGAAAACACTTTAACTATGAGATGGAATGAAACACACATCAGAGCAAGCTCTGTAGGTTATTTAATGACCGAACCTCAATCAAAAGCTGATAAAGAAGCTGGATTGTTATCTAAAACGGCTCAAAAACATTTATTAGATGTTTATATAGCCGAAAAGTATGGTCGCAGAAAAGACATACAAACCAAGCAAATGAAAAAGGGTATAGAAGTAGAGCAAGATTCAATTGATTTACTTTCTATGTACTTAAAAATGCCATTTAGTAAGAATGACCAAAGATTTACCAATGATTTTATTACTGGTTTTCCTGATATTATTGATAATGACAGAATAATTGATATTAAATCAAGCTATGATCTTTGGACGTTTATTGGCAATATACCAGATAAGTTAGATAGTTTATACTATTGGCAAATGCAATCTTACATGTGGTTGACAAATACAAAAAGTGCTGTAATTGCTTATTGTTTAGTAAATACTCCTGAAAGTATCATAGAGCAAGAGAAGTATTACATGCTTAAAAAGATGGATGTAGCCACTGAAGAAAATCCAGAGTATGTAAAAGAGGCAATGAAGATTGAATTTAACATGTCTTTTGATGATATTTCAATAGAAGAAAGAGTACTTATGTTTAAAGTTGGTAGAAATGAAGATGATATACTGCGCATCCAGCAGAAAGTAGAAAGAGCAAGAGAGTTTTTAAGAGAATTGGAAGAAACACATTTAAACTTTAATAAGTAATATGAATCCTGAAGTTAATAACGGTGCTAACATTATAAATGCCATTCAAAATTTAAAAATGGCTCAAGAACAATTTGAGGATTTTTGTAGGCAATACCCTAATTCGCAAGGATCAAGATTATTTAAGAAATATAGCGATAAGATAGGTTGGATATTTGGAGATTTAATATCTAATCCATTTTTAACAGAACAAGTCAGGATTGGGATTAAAACAGAAATAGCAAGTGATGTTTTTGCAGTGCCCGCAATTATTGAAAAGGTAGCGTTATTAACTCCAGATCAAAGAGATATGATTGAATCTACATTAGATGCATTAATAAGTGGCGAAGAGGTAAAAATAGTTGACATAAACGAAATAAAACAATAAAATATGGCAAAGAAAAAAGCAAATATTCCAGAAGATAAACAAGCATATACAGAAGGATGTGATTTTTGTATGCAATTTGACTATGATGACATTCATGTAATTGGAGCAAGTCCAGATGAGCACGGTGCAATTGAATTAATAATTAAGGCTTATCAAGACGCTGGAGTTACATTTGTATGCCCAAATACTGGTAAAAAATTAAGGATATTTGCTAGGCCATTAACAGATGCTGGCAGAATAATATTAGGAGATCAATCTTAAAAAATAAATTATGATATATATAATATTAATTGTATTATTGATAATAATTTTTTGGATAGCGTATGAAATAAATAATGCGCCATTTAAAGATGAATAAATTTAATTGCTGGTTGGTGTAATTGGTAACACGACAGATTTTGGTTCTGTTATTTTGCGTTCAAATCGCAAACCAGTAACTATGAAAAGGTTTTTTGATAAAATAATAAAAACAGAAAATTGTTGGATTTGGTCTGCGGGAAGTAGGGGAGTTGGTTATGGTGCAATTAAGATAAATAAAAAAGTGATAGACGCACATAGGTATTCATATATAATACACAAAGGTGAAATACCAGAAGGTTTATATGTTTGTCATACCTGTGATAATAGAAAGTGTGTTAATCCAGATCATTTATTTTTAGGCACTCCTAAAGAAAACTTTAATGATGCAATTAAAAAGGGCAGAATTGATTTTAATGACAGAATGGATAAAAGAAAAAAACACCCAAGCAAAGGCGCGTACAATAGAGGATGCAGATGCCAAGAATGTAAAAACATAGTTAATAATTATCAGAAACAAAAAAGATTAAAAATAAACCCCAATATTAAGACTGAACTAAATTAATGTTTTCTCTTCCAGGTAAGTTTATTTGCTTTACTTTAGAAACGCCATTTAGCATATCTAACATGGCTTTTTCATCTTTTGTTATATTCAGCAAATCTTCAATATCACCATTGTCTCTTTTATACGTTTTCCAAAATTCTTGTAAATCTTTTGGTGTAACGACTTGATCTGGCTTAAAACCTGCACGTTGTCTTAAAGACATCAACCTTGATTGAATTTCTTTTGGGTGTGTAAAATATTCGTATTCAGTACCACGATACTCTTCCGGCATTTTCATTCTTGGTAATAATGAATTTTTAATTATTCTTGCATTTTCGTTATCTGAAAATGATTCGTTACCTTCAGACCATTGATTGTTGTAATCTTGTAAAAAATGATTTATTTCATGTGTTTCAACATCTGGAGCAGCTCCTTTTTTAACAAGTATTCTTCTTGATTCTGGAACGTATTGACCTTCAACTGGGAATGGTACATCTATAAAACCGGACTCATCAACAAACTCTGTTTGTGGTATATTTTTTAATTGATTTAAAATCTTTGACTTATCCATGTTATACCACATTTGACTAGTAAAATTAGGCATTACCCTATTTTTATACCAATTAATTAAAAACTCCCTGTTTTTATCAATTGGATCACCTGATTTCATAGCCTTTATTGCCATAATTAATTTACTTTATAATTTTTACCGTATCTAAATTTCAAGAAATCGCTTAATAATTGCTTTTTGTCAGTTGTTCCTTTTGGAGATGTAAACATTGGCTCAGGGAAGTCTCCATATTTATTAAAAAATTCTCTAATAGCTTCTGTATCTTCAGTAAGTTTTCGCATTGATTGCAATTTATTTAATAATTTTGTTCCTTTTGGAGACAAACCTTCTCTTGCGCTATCTATTTGTTCACTAAGTGCAGAAGCTTGACCCCTAGCTTTCATGTAATTTTCATAGGCTTCTTTATCTGTACCAAAATCCCAAGCCCAATCTGCTGATGCATTAAATCCTTTTTCGTCAAACAATTCTTTTGAAGGCAATATTGTTGCAGAATGAAGTAATGGTCTGTTTGCTAAATAATTTTTTTGATCAACTTCTCTACTATTATCAACTGTGTCTAACCCCTGTAATAAATATTTTGTTCTTGCTCCAAGAATGTCATCTACAAATGTTCCAGCTCTAGTTGTTCCGTAAACCTTCTGCATTTCTGCTAAATATTGTCGTCCTACTGGAGTAGAAGAGAGCATATCAATAGCAGCTTGTTGAAATTCTCTATTGGAAGTAGTAGGCAATTTGTGTTTTTTTGCATGTAAAACTACTTCTTCAGGAGTTATTCCAGAACTTGCGAAAGCATTGCTTTTACCAGTAGGAGTTTTTTCAATACCTCCTTCATATATACTTAACCCAGTACCTGCTATTTTTTTTGATTTTGGTTTTTTTGGATCTTCTGGTAATTCAAAAGACTGCATCATTTCTATTGCCATGTTGTTATATTTTACGCTAATTTACGATTTTTTGTGTGCATTGGCAAACTTCCTAGCGGCTTCAACGCTTCCAAATCCCCATGCTTTAAGGGCTAATGCTTTACGAGTAGGTTCTCCATTAGGTTTTTTCATTGCACCTTTAATACCAGCGAATCTAGCCGCAAATGATACTCTACGAGGATTAGTTCCTTCTTTTACTGGTGCTTTTAAATTACCGCCGGTTTCAGCATTATAAGATGCTCTACCCTTTGCATTTAATCCACCCTCGGGATTTTTGCCTTCTTTTCTTTGCCAAGCTCCTGACATAATTTATATTTAATTTCTTTTTAAAATCGTTAATCCATTGTTGTTCGTAAGTCTTTCATGTATTACCCAATGCTCGTTTTCTTTCAAAAATTCATCAATTGCCGGCCATAAACCTACTTCTTTTTTCCCTTCATAAGATTCGCCATTCCATTCAAAAGTAGTAGTATCATGAAAAATGATATATTTATTACTTTTATTACCATGTAACTCTAATTCTTTTTTTAGCTGATTGTAATTATGCAAAGTATCTATAAACAATAAGTCTGTTTCTTCTATTTCAAGATCTAATGTATTTGCAATATGAAACTCAAAATCTATTCCATTCTCTTTAGCTAAATCAATAAGAAATTTCTGTTCAGTTCCCCATTTCTCTACTGGCTCTATATCATAGGATATTATTTTTTTAGGCTTCCCCATCATAAATGCATATGTAGAAACAACCCACCTAACTCCCATTTCTGTAACATGATTGCACTCTTCGGTATATTTCTTTAGAGTAGGCAAATGTTCGTTTATATCAGAATAGGTATTACACTTTTCTTCATATATTCTTTCTAATGTACTCATTTCTTTTCTTGTGCTTTAATTTTCTTTTCTTGTTTAAGCATTTCTGGTGTTGGTTTTTTACCTGAGCCAGCAGCCGCACGAATATTATCCCATAATCCACGAGGTGAATATGAGCCATCTGCGCGCTTCATCATTTTTAATTTACTTTTCATAACGCTAATTTACGAATTTTTTAGGAACCAAGCTAAAGTTCCTTCTTTGGGCTCTTTATTTGGCACTTTTTCATAATCCTTATTCAATGTACCATCTCCTGGTTTAAACGCCAAATTTGGGCCGATTACGCCAAAAGGAGGCATATCCTTGTATGGCGCTCCTCTTTTGGTAGGCTCTTTTACGGTATAATTGTCCATCAAATAATTTACTACTTGCTGAACGGATGTCAAATTCTGCTCTTTTTGAATCATATCCAGCTTATCTAAGTCAAATCTAACTCCAATTGGTTTGCTTTTTGCCATAAATTATTTATTTTCTATTATATC